TCGGGCGTAGATTTGCTGAAACTGGATTTAAGCATTTAATCAGTGGTATATATGAGACCATGGTTAAAAGCATGAAGGGGAAGCAGAAGTATTATTACAATGGCGTTTATAGCACTGTTGATATGGCTACCCTACCGAAAAATATGGATGTTGAAATATTTTTAGATATTGGTGAGAATAGTAATACGAGTAAAATACAAAAGCTTGGTAAGATCGGATCAGAAATATTACCTGCATTAAATCAGCAAGGCATGGGTCTTGTGATTAAACCAGAAGCTGCAGCAGTACTTGCTACACAACTTATAGAGTCAATGCAGATGGATAGTAATGACTATCTTGAAGACTATATGACAGATGAGTTTAAGCAGAAAGCCGCAGAAGAAATGCAGAAAAATTCTGAAGTACAGAATCAAGCTGAACAATTAAAGAACCGTAAGCTAGAAGCAGATGCATCACTTGCAGAAGCAAATGTAGCTTACACTGATGCTCAAAGTAAGAATACTATGGATGATAACTCTAAACAGTTAGCAGTGTCTATAGATAAACATTTCCAAGAGTGGGCAGACCTAGCCATCAAGGCTACTAAAGAAGGAGCAGAGTTACCGCCTCATCCTGATTACTCAAATATAATCATGATGGCAAGAGAACTATTAAACCCTAGTCCACCTCCTATGGAGCAAGGACAAGAGCCAATGATGGAACAACCACAGGAGGTTATTTAAATGGCACATTCAACGATATCAGCACTAGGTGTTGGTGCAACTCAAGCTGGTACTGCAGTAACAACTGGTTCTGGTACTAAGCAAGTTATATTTGCTAATGAAACAAATTCAGATATAACACTAGACCTTAAGTGTGCTGGCACAATTAATGCAGCAGATACAGGTATTCTAGTTAAAGCAAATTCATTTCTAACATATGATCATATTGGTGGTCATGGTGCTTGTGTAATGGAAAATATAAAATCAAGTCATGGAACTGCAGCAATAGCTGGTCAGGAGCATGATAACTATGCAGCAACTGGATTACAAAATAGAAAAGACAGAATCTACATAATGCATAGAGTGTAGATATGGATAAGTATAGGCAGACAGCTGAGAAGAGGCTGGGCAATACTAAATCATACGGACATCACAAAGTTCACCCTGATGAGTTAGCAAGACAGGCACATGTAAAAGGTCATTTTGCTTCTCAAGAAAGGGAGAACTTCTTTGATGAAGTATACGGTGAAGTTCTTGTAGACTACTTTTTAGAGTGGCTTAAGACTGAATCGCATGAAACTAAAACTCGTGAGTTCCTCTACTCTTCGGCAATGGCACTAGGTAGTGTCAAAGCGAAAATGATAGGCTTCGAGATGTACGGTAAAAACGTACCACATATACAGGAGGACAAAGATGTATGAAATAAATTATGAACAATTACTGACTAACTACAATCAAATGATAAATACACTTGAGTATGACTCAATGCGTAGTGGTGGTAAAGCTAAACTCAATGCAGATACTTTAAATAGTTTATATACTATGAAAGCTATGTATGAGAAAAAGATTAAACCTGCCGAAAAGGAGGTAAATAAGAATGGAAAATAATACCGAAGCAACAGTAGACTCTACCCAACCAGATGACTCTATAGCAACGGATAGTCGAACAGAAGAACAACTGCTGGCTGACATTGTAGCGAACTCCGAGTTCACTGAATCTCTACCCAATGAGCAAGACGTTCCTGAGTTAGACACGGAAGAAACTGCGGAAGACCCAGATGCAGAAGAATCCGAAAACGAAGAAGTTGAAGAAGAAGTCGAGACCGAAGAAGAAGAAACAACGGATGAAGATGATACGTCTACCCAAGAATCCGAAGTGTACGCTACAGAAGACTTAGACTTAGATGCAAAAGTGTCCATCAAAATAGATGGTAAAGACACTGAAGTATCGTTTAGTGACCTTATAAAAGGTTACTCTACTGAACAACATCTTTCTAATGAGGGTCGAAAACTTGGCGATGCAAGAAAACAACTTGATGAAGAATACGGAAGAAAATTCCAAGAGATAAACGATCTTGGACAAGCATCTTCAGCAGTGTTGTATCGAGAAGAACAAGCCTTGGCAAAAGAATATCATGACATAGAGTCTCAGATAGATCAAGCT